ATCGACCAGGCGGAGAGTGCCGCTCTGTTCCGCCGCGACCTGCTCTACAGCGTGGATTACGCCACCACCGTCTCGGCCACGCTGCCCGCCCTGATCTTCGGCGACACGGACTTCGCCGCCGATCACGGTCCGACGATCCACACCTGCATCGGCTGACCCGCTCCCCTTCCCGGAGAACCCCTTCATGACCCCGACCCTCGTCGTCGTGCGCCCGTTCGGGACGCACGCGAAAGGCGACGCCATCGCCGATGCAGCCACGGTGGCGCAAATCCTCGCCACCGAACACGCCACAAAGGTGGTGCGTGTGTTCTCCACCGCCACACCGGCGCCCGCGCCGGCCCCCACCACCGCGCAGCAGGGAGGCTGATCCGCCATGCCCATCGTCCAGCAGGGCGCGATCAACACCACCGCGCTGGTGGTGCCCGATCTCTACGTGCAGATCGTCCCGCCGCAGAACCTCGTGCTCAACGGCGTGCCCACAAATGTCATCGGCGTGGTCGGCACTGCCTCTTGGGGGCCGGTCGGTCAGCCGGTGATCGTCGGCACGATGGCCGATTATGCCAGCAATTTCGGGCCCGTCATGGCCCGCAAATACGATCTCGGCACGCCGGTCGCCACGGCCGTCCAGCAAGGGGCGTCGGCCTTCCGCTGCGTGCGCGTCACCGACGGATCGGATTCCGCCGCGCAGTTTGAACTGCCGAACACCACCTTCCTGTTCACGGCGCTCTACACCGGCAGCCTGGGGAACAGCATCCGCGTCACGCTGTCGGCGGGCAGCGCCGCCGGAACCTGGCGGCTCACCGTCGTGATGCCCGGCCTGCCGCCCGAAATGTTCGACAACATCGCCGGCGCTGGCGCCGCGTTCTGGACCGCGCTCGCGGCGGCGGTGAACAACGGCATCACCAACCAGCGCGGCCCCAGCCAGTTGGTCGTCGCCTCCGCCGCCGGCACCTCGGTCGCGCCGTTCGCCTTCAGCTACACGATGACCGGCGGGGTCCAGGGCACCGACGGCGCATCCGGCGTCACCGCCGCGACGCTGGTGGGCCAGGATGTCCCGCCCCGCCACGGCATGTACGCGCTGCGCGGCCAGGGCTGCTCCATCGGCGTGCTGTCGGATGCCGACGATGCCTCCACCTGGGTCGTGCAGGCGGGCTTCGGCCTGTCCGAGGGGCTCTACATGATCATCCCCGGACCGGCGGGCGACACGATCGTCGATGCCGTGGGCGCCAAACAATCCACCGGGCTGGACAGCTACGCCGCCAAGCTGATGTTCGGCGACTGGCTCTACTGGAACGACCAGGTCAACGGCATCCTTCGTCTCGTCTCCCCGCAGGGCTTCGTGGCCGGACGGCTCGGCAATCTCTCGCCGGAGCAGTCGAGCCTGAACAAGCCGCTCTACGGGGTCGTCGGCAGCCAGAAATCCGGCCAGCCGGGCACAGGTCAGGCGAATTCCTATTCCTCGGCCGAGCTCGCCGCGCTGCTCCAGGCCGGCATCGACGTTATCACCAACCCACAGCCCGCCGGCAGCTTCTGGGGCGTGCGCGGCGGCCACAACTCCAGCTCCAACGCCGCCACCAATGGCGATAACTACACGCGGATGACGAACTACATTGCCGCCACCCTCGCCTCCGGCATGGGCCAGTATGTCGGCCAGGTCATCACCGCGCAGCTGTTCCAGCGCATCCGCGCCACCCAGCTCGCCTTCCTGCAGAACATGCTCACCCAGGGCCTGCTCGGCAGCACGGACGGCTCGGTGCCCTTCAGCGTCATCTGCGACGTCTCGAACAACCCGCCAAGCCGCACCGGGCTGGGCTACGTGCAATCCGACGCGCAAATCCAGTACCAGGCGATCAACGAGAAGTTCATCGTCAACATCGAGGGCGGCCAGACCGTGCAGGTCCAGGTCCAAACCCTGCCGACCAGCACGCCCGCACTCACCGCGTAAGCACCGAGGACACGCAAACACATGCCCAGCAACACATTCTCGGTCGGCCGCGACTGCCAGCTTGTCGTCATGGGTCCGTTCGGCCGTGTCGATCTCACCCATGTCACCGGGTTCGACAGCCGCCAGGTCACCTCCGCCATCCGCATCGACCGCATCGACGGCGTGCTGCTCGCCGCGGAATTGCCGAAAGGCTGGGAGGGCACGTTCGAACTCGAACGCGGCTCCTCCACCGCCGATGATTTCGTCGCGCGGCTGGAGGCCAGCTACCTCTCGGGGGCCCCGATCACGCCCGGCACACTCTATCAATACGTGCAGGAGACGGATGGCTCGACGTCCACCTACCAGTACAACTCGGTGGTGTTCAAATTCGCCCAGGCCGGCAGCTGGCGCGGCGACCAGAGCGTGAAGCAGCGCCTGGAATTCTTCGCCGCCACCCGCACCCGCGTCTGAACCCCGCGATGCAATCGCAGGACACACCCTCCGCCCGCCTCATCGCCGCCGCCCAGGCCGCCCCGGAGGTGACTGATGCGCAAGGCCGCCGCCTCGCGCTGAAGCGGCTCACGGCGCTGGACAAGCTGCGCCTGTTCAAGGCGGCCGGACCGGGCCTCTCGCAAAACCAGCCCTGGCTTGGCATGGCGGTTCTGGCAGCCTCGGTCGCCGCCATCGACGATATCCCGGTGCCGCCGCCGGGCACCGAGGCGCAGATCGAGGCGCTGGTCGCCCGCCTCGGCGATCCCGGCCTCGCGGCCATCGCCACCGGGCTCGACAGTGCCGCGCCGCCCGTCGATCTCGCGGCCCACGCGGGAAACTGAGCCGGCACCCCGATCTGGTCGATTGCCTGTTCCTGGTGCGGAACGGGGTGCCCTTCGACGTCGCTTTCAGCCTGCCCCCGGAAGACCGCCTCGCCTGGGTGGTCGCACTCGGCACGCTCGATGGCAACGAGTTCGACTTCGCGCGGATGCGCTGGAAGGATCGCGGATGAAACTCGCCGATCTCGCCACCGGCCTCGCCCGCCTCGACCTCGACGCGGTCGCGGCGACGGCGCTGGCGGCCCAGGCGAACACCATCGGCGAGGCGGTGCGCGAGGCGCTCTCCCACCCGCCCGGCCTGGAACATGTCTATCCCTGGAAGCAATCCGGCGCCCTGCAGGCCAGCATCGGCGTCGCCGCCGAAGGGAGCGAGGCGGTGATCGGCTCGACCGATCCGGTCGCGTTCTGGCAGGAACACGGCACCTCGCGCATCCCACCGCGCCCTTTCCTCGCCCCGGTCGCCGCCGCACAGGCCGAGGCGACAGCCGCCGCCATCGGCGGGGCGGTGGCTGCCGCAATCGGAGGCGTGTGATGGACGAGGCCTACCTGATCGGCATCCGCCTCGCGCTGGACAACGGCGTCAGCGCCGGCATCGCCACCATCTCGCGCGAACTCGCCGCCCTCGACGCCGCCATCGCCACCACCACGGCGCATCTGCAACGGCTGGAACAGGTGGCCGCATCCGTCGCCCAGGGCCCGGCGTCGTCGCTGCCTTCCCTCGATCTCCCGGCACAGACACCCGCAGCGCCGGAGCCCCCGCCTTCCGCCGCGTCCGCCCAGCCCACGCAAGCCACCCCATCCGCTCCCCACCCGCAAGCCACGTCTCCCCTCCCCTTGCGGGAGGGGTCGGGGGAGGGGGGCAGCCGCACGATACCCTCCCCTGCTCCACAGCCCCAGCAGACCGCTTCGTCCCCCCAAAAACCACAGACTCCGCCAACCACTTCTCCCCCCCCCTTGCGGGAGGGGCCGGCGGAGGGGGGAAGCCGCACCATCACTGCCCCGGCCCCGCCGTCGCCCCTTGCCGCGCCCGCCCTCCAGAAGCCCCAGACTCCGACAGCGCCTTCCCCACTCCCCTCGCGGGGGAGGCCGGGGGAGGAAACCAACCGCTCGATCCTTCCACCCATGGCGAGCGAGCCGGCCGCTTCCCCGCGCCATGCGTCTCCGTCCGCCGCGGCCCTGGTAAGCCCGCCACCGCCATCCGCTCAGCCGCAACGTCCGCCAGTCCCGCCGCCCCTCCCCTCGCGCCCGGAGCCAGCGGGAGAACGCGCGCTCCCGCTCCCAACCCCACGCGCCCCGCCGCCACCGCCGCGTCCCCAAGCGCCGGCGCAGGCAGCCCCCATCGCGCTGGCGCCCA